GCGAACCGCTTTACCTTGAAGTGAACATTGCCTCAACCATGACCGGCGCCGGCACCCTTACCATCGCGCTGCAAGACTCTGCCGACAACTCGGCGTTTGTTGACGTGCTAGCACTGCCAGCAATTGCCGTCGCGTCCCTTACCGCTGGCAAGGCGTACTACATCCCGCTGCCAGCAGGCATGCGCCGGTACATCCGCGCAAACTACACAATTACTTCGGGTCCGTTCACTGGCGGCACGCTTAACGCGCAGATCGTTGACGGGATGAACTTCATCCGCGCAATGCCGGACGGCTTGGCTAAGGTCGTTTAACCACAGCCACTAAACGGTGAAAGCAATGGAAAAAAAACAAATCCGCGTGCGGGCAACCGCACAAGGTTTTAGCAGTCGGTTAATCGAGCGCGGCGAAGTGTTCACCATCGAGAGCGCGGCGGCTTTTTCGCCGAGCTGGATGGAGAAGGTTGACGCCGCCACAGAAGAAACCGAAACGCAGACGCTCAAGTACGGCATCAAGAGCAACGGCGGCGGGCGCTGGATTGTTGTCAACAATGACGACGACTCACGCGCAAGCATTGCATTCAAGCCTGATCAGGGTGACGCGAAAGCACTGGCGCAAGCCGAGGCTAACCGCCTGAATGCTGGCGGCACTCCACTGCTTGAATCAGCGCCGCAACAAGAAGAGGGGCAGAAAGCTGACGAAAGTTTGCCAGACGCTTAAACTGGGGATACAACCCCGAAACAGAAAGGGGCCGAAAGGCTCCTTTTTTTTAACCCCGGAGAAAGAACATGGCCCAAACAGTACAGCTCGCAATCGGCACTACAACCGCAAACAGTGCCGACATCACCATCGCCGCCGGAGCAAAGGGCGTGGTCGGAATCTATGCCGACACCGGCAGCCAGCTTGACGGCACCGCGCTAGCGTACCTGTTCCAGAAAACACCGGGCGGCGCGAATCTAGTAGACGTATTGGATAGCACAACCCCAAGCGTGCTGGCCGAGGGAGCAAATATTTACTTTGTACAACGCGTAGTGGCCGGAGTTCCGTTCGGAGTGTTTTCGGAATGATTACCGGGCCGATAACTAGACGCCTAACGCGGCCGCCTACAGCAGCCGTAACCAAGGCTGTTGGCGGAGCCGCACCGACGCCAGAATTTGACTACATGGTCATGCTCGGATCATCTACCACGGCCGAGGTTTACAGCAACAACACTGTGCTTGGCCGACAAGAGCAGAGCGTTAGGAAGTCGTCCGCTGGCTTGGGTTTTGACATTCCAATCATGGGGCGCGGGGCTGGCGGCAGCACTATTGCAGACCTAGACGCTAACGTAGATGCGTACCTTACGGCTCTTGGACCTATTAGCGCCGAAAACCCTGCTCGCGTAGCGGTAATAGTTAATATTGGATCTAACGATATTGGCGTAACCGATTACGATGCAATGCTTCAAGCAACTAAAGACGCAATGCTGGCCGGTATAAACAGCATCATAACCAAGATCGCCGCGTTCGGTTTTACTCCAATTCTTTCAACGTCTAACAGCCGCAAAGGGTCTGAGCTTATTTATCAGGAGTGGGCTGAGAAATTCTATAACCCAGCTATCGCAGCTAGGACACCATTTTGGTACAACCCGCCAGCCGTGCTTGATTACAGTCAGTTTTACTTTGATAACAAAGACGTTGTGAACTGGTGGCAGGCTGATAACGTACATCCGTGGATGGCGACAGTACCAATGCAGCAGCACACGGTCGCGCAGATAGCCACCAAGGCTATCTTACCGCCAATAGGCACCACGGAACGGGTAATAATTTGCTTCACTGCTGTTACTCGCATTGGCGGAATGACGCACATAGCCGGGGGTGCATCTGGATCATCCAGCGAGGTCATCGATACAAGAGGCAACTTAATATCAGGCGCGACATTCGCTTATTCGGGTGCGTCCGGCTCAACAGCTAACACCCGCCCAAATCCCGGCGCGTGGGATGTAGACCTGGCAAACAATGTTATCCAAGGATCAAGCCTGTTCAAAGCTGGCTCCATGTCATTTACAGCTAGTTATGGTGTGGGTTACGCGAACAGGACTGGAACGCTTCGAATTACGGCAAATAGCAGCACGGCAGGCCGCTCAACTAGGTTTACAGTTGGAGCAGGTTCCGTAGTGGTTAACCAGAGCGCGGCGGGGGTTCAGGTTGGTGAAATAGCATTTTCGCTAGATGCGTCTGGTGTTCTAGTATTTACAGCAGCAGCAGAGACAGGAGGTACAGCACAAGTATCTGCCGTAGAGTTCGTTTTCGATTAACTGGTTAATACATTCATTCAGACAGTTAAACAGAGGTATAAAATGGCCAGTGAAGTCGATATTTACAACATGGCGCTGTCGCATATCGGCAGCACTGTAACCGTTGCGGACAAGCTGGAGCGAAGCCCGGAGCGCGTCATCTGCTCGCGCTTTTACGAAACCTGTCGTGACGCACTGCTCAGCTATAAGTCGTGCGACTGGCGATTCGCCGAAACGTCCGCCTTGCTGGCCGACCTTGGAACGCCACCTACAAACTGGCTCTACCGCTATGCAATGCCAAACGACTGCATACGACCTATGTTTATCGTTGTGCCAGGACTGTTAAACCCTCGCGCCGATCAGATGGTTGTTTACCAGGTTGCGCACGCTGAAACTGGTCGTGTGGTTCTTACTAACTACCCAGCCGCAGAGCTTCGCTACATCAAGCGGCTAGAAGAAGCCGAACGATTCCCGTCCTACTTTGTCGAGGCTATGGCCCTGCGCCTGGCGTCGATGATTGCGATGCCTATTGCCAAGAGCAACAGCCTGCGCGATGAGCTTGTGCAGCGAGCAGAACAGGCCGCACAGATCGCTATGGCTGCAGCAATGAATGAGGCCCAGCTTGAGCAGGAGCCACGCAGCAGCTATGAGCAGGAGATCCACGCATGACCACATCGCTGAATCAGCCAAGTTTCAGCAAGGGCGAGATATCCACGTCGCTGACTGCAAGAACAGATCTTGAGGCCTACATGACGGCCCTGAAGAAGTGCCGAAATTTCATGGTCAGCCCATACGGCGGAGTCCTGAACCGCCCTGGCTTTGAGTTTGTCGCGCAAACGGAAGGCAACGAAGTGGCGCGCATGATCCGCTTCAAGTTCAGCTCCAGCGATACCTACGCCCTTGAGTTCACGCACCTGAAAATGCGCGTCTACCGCAACGGCGGCCTGGTGCTTTCGGGTATGTCGCCGTTTGTGTCTAGGTTGGCGATGGTAGACCCGCCGACCGCTTTATTGATTATCGGGATGTCCCTGCCAATTGTAGAAAACGCCAGCCGCGCCGCGTTCTCTTGTCTGCCAAGAACGGTATTAGATCCGAATGTCTCAAACGTTGTCGATGATCCAACAGTGACAAGATAATCAAAAGTCGGAATTAACAATTCGCCGCTATCGCTAGTAATTCCAGCAATAGCGCTGGTGATTGCTCTTGTAAGCGGTCGAGTTATCGGCCGCGTGATCATTCCGAGAACACCCCGAATGCTGCGCCAGCCAGTACCCGCTGCACATAGACGGTGTTCGCGCCTTTCACTTCGACGCTCGGGTTTGTACTGTCCAGAACTTCAAGCAAGTTCGGCGCCCCGGGTGTCTTCTGGTACAGGTAGGCCAAGGCCGTACCGTCAAGTTTGCTTCCTGTGTCGGCATAGATTCCGACTACAGCGGTTGCGCCTGCGGCGATCACGATGTCAGAACTCGGTGTGGTCGTGGTTCCAATTGCGAGCTGTACTGTTTGGGCCATGGTGTTCTCCAGAATAAAAAAGGGCGCCGAAGCGCCCTTTGTATTGCGAGGGGCGCGCCCCTAGTTTAAGCGTCTGGCAGAGTTTCGTCTGCTTTCTGCTCTTCTTCCGACTGCGGCGCAGATTCCAGCACTGGAGTGCCGCCAGCATTCAGGCGGTTGGCTTCGGCCTGGGCAAGCGCCTTGGCTTCTTCCTTGTCCGCTGGGTTTGGCTGGAATGCAACGCTGGCGCGGGAGTCGTCCTCATTGCTGACAACGATCCAGCGCCCACCGCCATTGCTCTTGATGCCGTACTTCAGCGACTGCGGCGCAGATTCCTGGGTTTCTGCGTCGACCTTTTCCATCCAGCTCGGCGCGTATGCTGCCGCGCTTTCGACGGTGAAGACTTCACCGCGCTCGATCAGCTTGCCCATGAAGCCCTGCGCAATTGCTCGCACACGGATCTGTTTGTTTTCCATTGCTGGCTCCTTTTGCTAACTAAGGTCAGACGACTTTAGTCAGGCCATCCGGCTGGGATTTGATGAAGTTCGCGCCGTCGACAATCGAGGCGTTGAACTTGCCGGTCAGCAGCGGGCCAGTTGCCACGGTGTAGTTGCCGCGGATGTAGCGGCGCATGCCCGGCGGCAGTGGCAGGTAGTAGGTGGCGCCTGCAACCAGGCTTGCAACCGGCACCGCTACGGTCGTGATCACGTCCGCAAAGCTGGAGTTATCCGCCGAGTCCTGCAGGGCAAAGGTCACGGTGGCAGCGCCGCCGGCAGTGGCAGCGGTGTTTACGCTGTAGGCCAGATAAAGCTGAGTGCCGGCGCCGATGTCACGGCCGAGCGATGCGCTTTTGGTTGCACCAGCGTCGATGACGTTGGTGGTCGCGGCGGTTGTGGTTACTACTTGCTCAAGCGAAAGCTCAAGGAATTTGTCGATGATCGCCATGGTTAAAACCTCTCGAAACTGGGGAAGTGTTGCCGCCCGTTGCCAGGCGGCGATAAATCAGACCACGCGGGCCTCGGTGGACAGGATGGCGTCCATGCGGCGAACCGGCACGTCGTCAAACTGCAGCACCTTTTTACCGGCCACTTCGCCCATCGACAGCCAGACGTTGGCTTTGTTGGTGATCTGGCGGCGCAGGTAGGAGCGGATCACGCGCGGAACGTAGAAGCGCAGCATGCCGGTCGATTCGTTCGGCAGGGTTTCCAGGGCGCGCACCATCAAGTCGACCAGATCCGCGCCGCTCGAAGCATCCTTCTTCAGCAGGGCAACGTCGATGTTGGCGATGCGGACCACAAAACGCCAGTCACGAATGACCAGGCCGCAATCCCACTTGTAATGCGTGCGGTAGCCCTCGTAACGGCCGCCTACGGCGTCGGTAAGGGTTTCCTCTTTGTTCGGGCCGACCTTCAGGCCGCCAACCGAGCCGCGTGGGTAAATGCCATGCGCGGTGGTGTCGTCCCACGCAATCAGCCAGATCGAGGTGTTGGTGGAGCCGGTGCCGCCCGCGTCGATGATGTTGTCGCCGTTCTCGGCCGACAGCAGGTTAAAGCGTGGGGCCAGGCCGGTGATCTTTTCCGGGTTGATCGAGGCATCGCCATAGATCAACTGGGTGGCCATGGTTTGGCTCATGCCTTCGAGGAAGGCCTTGTGCTCGGACATCATCCAGCCGGCTTTATCGTCGGCCAGGTCAACCAGCGAGCGGTCAACTTCAGCGTAGGTTTCCAGCATGCCGGTGCCGTCGCGCACCTGCACAGTGGTCGACTTCTCGGGCTGAACGCCGTAGTTCAGTTTACGCCAGGTGCCTGCAGGCAGGCCGCTGCGAATGGTGGTCTTGTGGCCGGTGCCGTCGTTGGCGCCCATCCACGGGATGTCCAGCAGCATCTCGTTTTGGATGTTCAGGATCTCGATGATCTGCGCAATTTTCCCATCGGGGTCTTGTCGCTTTGCGAGATCGGCGAGGGTTGGGCTGGTGGTGCTCAGCAGTGCCATGGTGTTACCTCTCAGTTATTTATTAAACAGGTCGCCGAACATTACGTCAGCGGGCCGCTGACTGGTTTTCGCCGATTCGCCTCCATGCTCGAAAACATCCGGCGACATCTTGGAGCCGATGGCGTGGATGAATTTGAAAAACTCCGGGTGCGATCCTACGGCCGTATAGGTCACAAGGTCGCGCAGCTCGGGCGTGCCGAAGGCAAGCATAACCTTGCTGGCAGTTTCAAGCGACTGGTTGAAGTTTTCGCCGCCGATGCCAGGCAGCGCTTTGCACTGTTCGGCCAGGCCTGCATTCAGCTCGCTGACTTGCTGGTGCATGGCCTCCTGCTGCTGTTCTGGCGTGCCGTTGAGCTTTTCCTGAATGGCCAGCA